GTCGCCAACAAGGATGCCACGGTACGTATGCCGCCTACTACCGCGTTAGCGCCATCGGTGACGCTCGATACTCCGTCAGCGAACAGCTGCATCTTGAAGCTCGCAGCGGAAGGGTCTACGCACGCCCACTCAGGGTGTCTACTCCCTATCCATTTGCGGTAGTCTGCGGACAGTCCCGAGTCCGTCATGGTCGGCGGTGCCCACTCGTCAACAACAACAAGCCTTGCCGGAGACTCTGCGGATATCCCTATCAGTAGGCCAGCGGTTGCGTTAGTGGTCCCATAATCGATTCCGGTGCTTACCAAGCGTGAGATAGGCGGCAGCTCATGCACCACATGTCTCGCCGGGTCCCAGTCCGTGTAGATGGCCCCAGCTGCTATCACCCACTCGCCCTCGATGTAGCGCTTATACCAGAGGCCGGTGTGCATGTGCTTCAGGTGCTTGACGAACTCCGGGTCGAGGAAGGTGTTGTCGTCGATGTGGAACTGAAACCGCTTGAGATGTGCGCCAGGGTCGTTAGCACGATCCAGGTACTTGGTCTTCAGCCAATGGCCCGGTGTGTCCGGGTTGGTAGTGGCGAATAGCCTTGCGCCTTTGACTGAGAAGCGTGAGGTCAGCATGTCCCAGAATGACTCAGGTATGGTCGATGCCTCATCAACGTAACCGCCGGCCAGGGTCATACCTTGGATCTTGGTCACTGCCGTCTCGTCGTTAGCCCCGATGACGTATATCCGTCGGCCGAACAGGGTCAGCTCGCCTTGTTTGTATCTAGCGTGAGCTTCGCCTACAAAGCCGCATATCTCATTGACGACGTTCCTGACCACGGTGTCCTGCGTCCGCCCTACAAGCAAGAGGTCGCCCGGTGGCGCTTGCCTCAGCACGTAGTCTATCCAGGCCACGTCAGCCACTACAGACTTGCCACTTCGCACTGACCCGTCCCAGATGTTATATCTCGCGTCGGCGGCTAGCAGAGAATCGCGCTGCTTGGCGGTCAGCTGCGCATCCGCCAGGATGGAGGCCACTACTGAGCCTTCATTGTGTCCAGCCAAGCAACAACTGCCGAGGTGTCGATGTTACTGGTTTGCCTCTTATCGCTCCACCTATCGGGCATCCGGTTATACAACCAGACTTGGCAGGCTGTCACATGTCCTGATTTAGCCGCCTCGAAGAGTGCGTTCTCCACCTGCTCGTTAGCTTCCATCTCGGCTTGGTCCCGAGCCTCAGCAAACTCCGGGTTATCTTTAGCGTAGGCAAGGACCGTATGCCGAGTAACCCCCACCTGTTTGGCTGCACGGAGCCGTCCCAGTCCATTCTCAGACAGCAGGGACAGGTATTCCTCCCTTTTATTGGCGGTGAATTTGTATGGTTTTTTACTCACAAACACACCCCCAAAAGCTGAAGCCGCCCCGAAAGACGGCCTCGTTACTCACTCCACACATGGTAGATGAGCTATGCTCTCCATCTCTACATGTTCAAGGCACTCGTTGCCCCATGTATCCCATCCTAGTCTGGTACGACGTGCAAACATCTCCAGATAAGGACCGAGAGACATCTGCTCCACAAGGTCTGCGAACAGTTCGGGCTTCTGGCTATGCTCCCGGCGTGGAGCCTGATACCACGTCCCTTTCGCAGTGGACGTAAATGGCGCCTTGCCCCGTCTAGCGACGATAACATGCTCTGTGTTGCCTCGGAACCCCGCACCTAGCCCTGGACCTGGCTTGCACCAAGTGAGAACCGTCGAAGGCTTGAAGCCCCATGCCCGCACAACCTCGAAGGCCGCCTCCATCATGGGCAGAACCGCCCAGACATACAGATGCGCGTCTGCCTCAGCCATCTCGGAAACAGGTATGGCCTTGATATCATCCAGCGCCATAAGCGGGTACGTCTGCACAGAGGTCGACCGCCAAGGGGCCGTCATCCCAGGGTAGTCCCACGGAGGGTCAGCTACAATCGTCCGGTATCTCATGCGGACTCCCTACCTGATTTTGGGCGCACAACGCCGCTTGGCGCAACTACATCATATCTGACCATACCCCATATGTCAAGTCGCCAGCCTGATCTGAGCATGAAGCAGCGCATGTGTAGCCTCCACCAGCAGCTCCTCGAACACATCCGACAGCAGCCGGCGCTCTCTTGTCGTCCTGGGCTGATGCATCATCCCCGCACTGTGCATAGCGCGCATCCAGCCGTCCGCTTCCTCGTGCATACCTCGCCGGTAGTAGCCATCCAATAGCCGGTAGCTTAGCCTATGCCGATGCCTAAGTTCAGACATGCACGTGTCAATGGCTGTGTTGGCTCTCAGGATAGCGTCGTAGCGGTCACCGTCGCCATCGTCGCCGCCTACACTCTCGCCTATCTTCGCACACTTAGCCCTGCCCTGGATGCTGGCGTACTGTTCCAGACTTGCGGCCAGGTGCTCGTGGTTACGGAACACATAAGGATCGCTTAGGGTTGGGTGTGGCACTGTTATTTTTTTATCGCTCAGTGTCGGGTGCCCCTCCCCCCCCGTCATCTGTTAGCCATCCACATACGCGCTAAGGTCTCGATCTGCTGCGGGTCCACCCCATCCGCAAGGTCTCCCATCCACTTAGGCATCTCACCGGCCAAGTCCAGTTGGCATGGATTACAGATCGCCTGGCCCTCGAACGAACTCATATTGTAATGGTTCAGCCTCTTGCCGCACTTGCTGCACTTTGCGTTGTTTTCCTCCAGGCTGCTTCTGCGACCCACGAGACAATCCTCGCACATTGGTCGCAGGCCATCGTCGGTATGCTTGCTCCGAGCGTAGGCTTCCACAGGTTTGTCCTTTCCGCACTGAGTACATGCCTTCATTGTCCACCTCCCTTGGATTGCCTGCATACGCTGCATACTCTCATCGCTTCCTCTCCCTTAGAATCAACACAGCCTTTACAGGATGCCCCTACATCGTGCGCGTTCGCCTCACTGGTATGATTTAACATAGACGCACCACCAATCGCGCATGGGGCCACTCACTCACCAGCCGACTCCACCGTGATCCGTAACAGCTGTTCCCGGCCCAATGCCATGAACTTCAACACCTCTGGCAAGTCGGACTCTGGCACGTCGATCTTCAGGCGTGCGGCCCCGTCTCCGCCCAGGTTGCAAGCGGATGCTATTGGTGGGATTGATCCGTAGAATTGTGCGATTACCTGACTGTCGTTGCTACCGCCCGCTGCTGGCTCCCAGGAGTACACACCTGGGTTGTTGTCGCCGGCCCTTACGTCGCTCATTTCAGATACCTACCTTTCCATTGATTGCTGGTGAAATGCTCAGGCCCATTATGGAATAAGCCCGTTTGCACTTGCTCCCGCGAAATGCGTGAGGTACTTCCGGAATGGCCTCGTTTGGATTGATGCTCTGAAATTCCCGATGCACTTCCAGAACCGCACCATTACGATTTGGCCTCTGAAATTTACGGAGCGCTTTCACAATTGACCGATTATGATTATCGGCTTGGAAATGCGCGGCCCACTTTCGGAATCGCGGGATTATGATTTGCCGCTCGAAAGGCAAACCGTGCTTTATGAATCGGCCCATTACGGTTTCCGCCTGAGGAATCCGCGAGGTGCTTCCAGAAGCGGTCGATTTGTATTTGCCGCTGAGCATTTCAGCGGACTCTTCCATTATCATCGTCAGGGGTTGGTAGACTAGCCTCGTCTGGATTCGTCTGCTGCCTAACCCTCCATAACGCTGCACGCGCATGGCCTAGCGCCAGCGCAAGGGGTTCCTGCGCTACCATTATTCCGTGCTCCACTCGCTCCAGTTGGTCCTCTAGCTCTTGGCACAAGATCTCACATTCCTTATCGGTTAATTGTTCACTCATCGTCGGCCTCCCTGGGGACTTGGTGTGCCACATCAAGAATGCTGGCCAATCCGCATCGCTGCTTACTTTGTTACCCATTATCGTCCTCCTTTAGTCGTCTTCGTGCCAGCCAAGCATCAAACGTCTGCTCCCAGTCCTCTCCAAGAGCGGTCAAATACCCCGGCGCCTCCTCGATTAGCACGTTAGTATGGTGGCCGGCGTGAGTCTCTGTGTTGGTCCTATCCCAAAGGGGTTGACCCTCGATCACCTCTGTGAAAACACTAGTTGTGTTAATCCCGCGCATCTGGACCCCGTTGGTATCGGCGAGAACTCCCGTCGATCTGCCAACACTCTTCAGGGGAAGAATGTTCGGAAGACCCACTGTCCCCAGGGACATGCTTACGATGAGTGGGGGTATCTTGATCAGGGAAAACGTAAGTGCCGGCTCTGCGTGCGGGAGCGGAACAGGAAGGCTGATGCGAGGCGGAGATCAGCACGGAAAGAAGCAGTTCTCCGATGTAGCGAGTGAACGCCGGCGGGATTGCCTCATTGAGCTCACGCTTTATCATCCAGTCAATGCCCATGGCATCACGTGCGTTAGCTCCGGTGCAGTTGCCCCCTCCGCTGACCTGGACATAGGCCGTGTCTTGATCCAGCTGGCCGTAGTGATGCTTGCGCTTATCGTGAGTGAACACCAACGGATGAGAGCCGTGAGCGGGTTCCGTCAATGGGAAGTTAGCCTCGAACAGCCGATGACGAATTACCCTCAGACCCGTGAACATCGTCCCGCATAGGCGGATAGGATTACGCATCGGCGCCCCTGGCACGTTCTCGATCACCCACGGCAGCCCCGTAACCTCTAGACG